GAGTAGAAGTTCTAGCATCATCAACAACTTATAATTCACTAGTACAATTAACAGCAGTGTTTACAGGATTATCAAATGCCAATGAGCCTTATGACATTAAGGTAACAAATCCTTCAAACCTATTTGGAATGATTCCAGATGCATTATATGTAAATGCAAGTCCAGTATGGCAAACAGCCTCTGGAACACTCGGCACATTTGATGAACAGGTTTCTATTTCGGTAACAGCAACTGCAACTGACCCAGAGTCACAAACAATTACATATTCCTTAGCATCTGGATCAACACTGCCTTCTGGAGTAACTCTTAATTCATCAACAGGAGTTATTTCAGGAACACTTCCAAATATTACAACAAATACAACATATTCGTTTATAATAAACGCATCAGATGGACTAAATACTATTCCTAGAGCATTTAGCATTACATCAATATATAATCCAGCAGATATATTTGGAGACGCTAGCGCAAAAGTTTATTATGTTTTAGATTCTGACCTAACAGATTATTTTGGCAACGGAACCTTATCAAGTAATGCAAACGTAACATTTGCATCTGGTAAAATAGGAAATGCTGCAGTATTTAATGGGTCAAGTTCGTATGCATATCGGAATGACGTTACAATTTTGAGCGGGACTTCAGACAGAAGTTATTCTTTATGGTCTTATATAAATTCAGGATCAACAGGAAGAGCTTTATTGCTAGGACAAGGTAACTTTGGCGCAAGTAATCAAAACTTTGACCTTGAGGCAAATTCTTATCACTCTGGAACAGTGTCAGATAGTTACGGTGTTCACTGGTGGGGAAATGGATTAAAATTTGATTCCGCACAAGTTTTATATGATCAATGGGTACATTTAGTAATTACTCAATCTGGCGGAAATATTAATTCAACAAATACAAAGTTATATGTTAATGGGGTTCAAAAAACTTTAAATAATGCAAACACTTCAACATATTCTATACCATCTTCTTCTAGAATATCGCTAGGCGCAAGAGCCTATGGTTCTGGGGCAGACAGAGACTTATTCGTAAACGGCAAAATAGACCATGTAAGAATGTTTAATAAAGTAATTACACAATCAGAAGTTAATGCGCTTTATAATTCAGGTACTGGTGCATAATGTATGGCACTAGCACAATTACACTCTAGACTTATATCTTGTTAAATGGTAAAATGATTATCTGAAATATTTGTATAGCATTTAGTTATACTTATTAGAATAGAAAGAAAAAATAATGACAAAATGCTACACATATGAAATAAAGCTTCTAATTCAGGTATTAGCAGAAAATAAAGATGCTGCTGACGATAGACTTGAAAAAGAGGGCGGATATGTTTCTAGAAGAGACGTAGACTTTATTTCTGAAACACAGGTTTGGGAAGACCCACTAGAAGTAGCTTTTAAAGCAGTGAAAGAGGAATCTGAGTCTGTACCAGAAACAGAGTAATAGTATAATTTAATTATGTCTTATCAATTAAAGGTAATAAAGGACTATCCAATAGGATTCTGGCCTCTGGATGAAAGTTCTGGGTCTACTGCTACAGATATATCTGGGTGTGGCAATAATGCTACCTATGTAGGATCTCCTGATTCTAGCATGTTACCTTTAATTCCAGGAGGAGTATCAGGAACTAAAATAACCAATACTGCCTACATAACAGTTCCAACATCAAAAGACTTTTATGGGTCACTGGTCTCAAACGGCCTTGGAAATAAATACTCATCAGATAATGACTTTACAATAGAGCTCTGGATAAGCCCATCAATTCAATCTACAAATCTTACAACTTTATTTGCCGACCCAACAGACAATATTGGCCTATATTGGGAAAAAGGAGATATTGTATTTAAGGTTTCTAATACAGATCAAGTAAGGTGGGCACTTTCATATTCTAAGAAATCCGTCCACATTGCTGGAGTATATTCAGTAGATTCAATTAAACTTTTTATTGATGGTAAACAGGTTGCAGTAAAGTCTATAAATTCAAATTTTAAATTTACAAATGCTTCTTTAGACCTACAGGTTGGCCCAACATCAGATGCTGGAGATTCTTTTATAGTAGACGCTCCCGCAGTATACAGATATGGTCTTCCAGCAACATCAATTGCAAAGCATTATAATGATGCTAACTTTTACATACAGCCAATCCATGTAGTACAACCAGAACAAGGACAGCTGTTTTCTTGCTCAGATTCAAACAATAGAGTAGACTTTGAATATATTTATGGAATATCTAGAGACTGGAAAGAGTTGCTAGACTCAAATACATACTATGATGAACAAAATAGGTATATATCTTTTATCCCAACAGAAACAACAGCAGCCAGAACTCTTGTAATTAATGACTTTATATTTATCCCAACAGAGAGCGGTTTTACTAATTCAAAAATTGAATGGAGAAATGATCTAGGAATAAATGTTGAGACAAGCGTAGATGGTACCACATATTTGCCGTGTGTTAATGGAGATGCTATTCCTCAATATAAAGCGGGAGCATTTAATTCAAGCGGAATCCTGTATACAAGAATTACTATGACTACAACAGATGCCAGCAAATTCCTACCAAGGCTTTCTTTTTTCGCCATTAAGTTTTACAGAGAATCTTTAATATATTCAGATAATTCAAATAACTATATTAACTCATCTAATCAGTTTAGTGTGGGCTCAGTAAATTATTCCCCTCTTATTAGACACTATACAAATGGAATTAGACCAGCATCAGGATATGGGTTTAATGTAAATACTGGATTAAGTATAAATACAGTAGAAATGTTTTTTACCCCTAAAACAACAGGGGCAAACACACTATTCTTTGAAACAACTACTGGTACCAAGTATGCCTGGAATGGGTCAGGAACGGTCTCCAAGGCCTCTATAAGCAAAGTTTACGTCAATGGGGTAGATAAGACCTCACAGACTAATATAAGCAATTTCCTAGTGGCAGGAGAGCCTCACCATATCATTCTGGTATTTAACTCACCAGTTACTGGAACGCTCAAATTTAATTATGAAGTTTCTGGGGGTCCAGATAATTTATATAATAATATAGCGATATATAATAGATCTATTACACCTTCAGAGGCTTTAACCCACTTCAATTTATATTGTGGCAGACCATCTGCACTAGTATCTGATCCAGCTATTCAAATTACAGAATTGGCTTCAGAGTACTATGATAATGACTGGATTGTGCTACAAAGCTTATAATTTTGTCACATTGCATGACAAAAAGCTGGACTTAGACAGTAAGTAATGGTAAAATAAACTTCTATGAATATTAAAAATGTCCGACAGACAGAGGTAGAAGAGTCTACTCTAGGAATCTATGTCTGGGAAATGCCAGACGGACGCTGGATTGGAGATGACGATGGGAATTTTCTTTCGGTCACGTCAAGAAAAGGAAATAGATCCAGAATCGATGCTTTGGCTAGAGAAGTTCGCTCATTCGGTATATATGAAGGCGGGCCTAAATTTCTTTCAGCAAGACGAAAGATCAATGACGAAGAATACGAAGAGCAGCAACAAAGACTTAAGTGGGGACTAGTTCCAGATCCTTTGGATATTGGAAGCTATAAAGATGAAATGAAAAAAATGGGTGGCCTAAGATGATTGAAGTTCAAGACGAAAATTCTAACGAGATTGCTATATCTAACGTAGCCGACTGGATGAAATTTAATTCTCCAGTACAGACAACAAGCACTGACTCATTTAAAATTGAAGGCGAAGAGCTAACAAAGATCTCTGGCCTTGGCGCATCATTTAGAAGAAAAATGAACCGTGACCTACAAAAAAGATTTCAGGGAATTGATGGAACAGAAACACAGCAGAACCTACTTGCACAAGCTATCACTGGCTACGCAATGTTTGATCTTATTGAGCCACCATATAATTTAGATTACCTTTCAACTATTTACGAAATTTCACCGTATAACTATGCGGCTATTAACGCTAAGGTTTCAAATATTGTAGGTTTAGGACATGACTTTATTGAGACAAGAAAAACACAGGAAGCTTTTGATAACATTACAGATGAAAAGTCTTTAGAGAGAGCACGTAGAAAATTAAATAGGCTTCGTCAAGATTTATATGAATGGCTAGAAGAATGCAATGAAGAAGAAACATTCACAGAAACTCTAATTAAAGCATATACAGATGTTGAAGCAACAGGAAATGGATATATTGAAATTGGTAGAACTTCTGCTGGTAAGATAGGATATATCGGACATATCCCAGCAAAGACTATGCGTGTACGTCGTCTTCGTGATGGTTTTATTCAATTGTTATATGGCAAGGCTGTATTCTTCCGTAACTTTGGAGATCAGGAAACAGAAAATCCAATTGCAGGCGGACTAGATAGACCTAATGAAATTATTCACCTAAAAAAGTACACTCCAACAAATAACTATTATGGTATTCCAGATATCGTAGCATCTTCAAACGCTATGGCTGGAAACGAGTTTGCTGGAAAGTATAACCTAGATTACTTTGAGAACAAAGCTGTCCCTCGCTATATTATTACAGTAAAGGGAGCAAAGCTTTCACCAGAGTCAGAAAGAAAACTGCTTGAATTTTTCCAGGTTGGACTAAGGGGCAAGAATCACAGGTCTCTATATATTCCACTTCCACCAGATTCACCAGACTCAAAGGTTGAATTTAAGATGGAGCCAATTGAGGCAGGAACTCAAGAGTCTTCATTTAACGTGTATCGTAAATCTAATAGAGATGAAATTCTATTGTCTCACCGTGTACCAATTAATAAAATTGGAACTCCAGAAGGAGTTAATTTGGCGGTAGCAAGAGATGCCGACAAGACATTTAGAGAGCAGGTTTGCCGTCCAGCTCAAATGAATTTAGAA